ATCCCCACGCTTCCACACTAACTTACCACTAAGCTGCTGCGATGTCAACTATTTCACACACCCCTGCAGTACAGGCTAACTCACGCCCACCTGAAGTTGTGTCCTCTTTTTCAAAGTCACTCAACTTAGACCAGTCTACTTTCTTAGGCATCTTCTTCTTGAACTCAGCGTACTGTTCAGCATCAATGTCCTGATAAGGTGCTTGCTGATATGTATGCTCACTGAAAGGCAGGAAGCTGATACCAGATACTTCATCGAAGTGTTCATATACCCAAGCACCTACATCCATCCATTCATTTTCCTTAACTGAAATTGTTACGCTAGGCTTATGTTCGCACCAATGACGCTGGTAGGTAAGCCACAGTTCAAGCTGTTCAATGGCAGTCATTTGAGTACGTGTTACCGCACCGTTAGGTGACTTCATTGGGAAGCTAAACACTGTCGTGCTATCAGGCTTCATTACGTCAGGCTCCGCTGGGATACCTTCAGCAACCAAGAACTGTGTCAGTGGGTCTTTGTTATCGCCACGAACAGTACGAATGTAGTACGGATTGTGCCGTGCGTGAATACCACTTGCTGCATCAGTAAGCTGCGACACAGTGCCGCTAGGCTTCACACATGTGACAGCAGTAGACTGTGGTATTTTAAGCTGCTTAGACATTGCTTCGTTAACAATGACTGCCTCTGCACGTAGTATTTCAAGTGCAGTCTCTAGTTTGCCACCAGATGTAGCTGTCAGATTATTGTCCATGATACCTGTCAGCGACACACCAAGCAAGCGTTCTTCTTCAGTATTCTTCTGCCAAATCTTACGCAGATACTTGAAGTTCGTTAGTGTTGCTTGGAATGTACCCAAGATGGTAGCTAGTCGTACCTTCTCTTTCAGTATAGCAAGAGTGTCTGATTCACGTACTACTACTTCTGACAAGTTACAGAACTGGTATGGACGCAAGATAATTTCACTGCAAGGATTACACCCGAAGTCATGGTCTGTCTCACGTCTACCATTCTTTTCTGCCTGCTTCTTAGCTGACTGACGATTGAATATGCCACGCTCACCTGACTTACTATCATACAACGATAACCACTCACGCATGAACGTACCCATCTCAGGCTTAGTCTTGTAAGCTACAGAGTTATTAGCCAGCGCACGTTGACCTTCATTCTCCCACCACTGACCTGACTTAGCATGAGCCATCTGGTCATCGTTAAGATTAGACAATGAAATCAAAGCACTACGGCGTACACCGCCGACAACTACAACCTCACCAATCTTACACATGATGTCGTGACATTCGATTGGGTATAGCCTACGTCCAGCTGCACCCTTGAACTTTTGAATACAAAACTCAAATAGTTCAACAAGGGGCTGTGGACCTGATGCACGACCGCCAAAAGTCTTTAGCCGTGCGCCAGCAGGGCGTACTTCGCTGACATCGAACTTAGGTATTTGTCCACTGTACAGCATAGCAATCAATTCCTTGAGTGACTTAGCCCAACCCGGACGTGAATCACCTACCTTAATTACTGTGTCTGTATCGTGGAACTCTTCGCTAACCATAGGTAGCTTCTCAATGCAGTGACGCTCAACGCTGAAGCCAACGCCAGTACCACACATAAGAATGTACATAGACTCGTCAAAGGCACGAGGGCTATCTACAGGCACGTAGGAACAGTTGTATCCACCTACGTGACAGCGATCTAGTGCTGGGCCAGCAGTCATCAATGCCCTCATAGAAGGCATGATAGACTGGTTGAGTACAGCTTCTTCCAGTTCACCTCTCAGTGTATCTGGTAGCTTATAGCCATTGTTATTAAGCAAATGGTCAGCCATATAATCAAAGTATCTTGCGACAGTTTCACCCCATGTCTCCCTTCGCTGTTCGTCTTCTTTCCATCTTGCATAGCGTGAAAGTGCTATGAAGTTTTGGTAGTCTGTTGGTAATGTATTACTAATCATCTCTTTACTCCGTTACTGTTCTAATGTTTCTGATGGTGGCACCTTCTATATCATAGAAGTATTCTTGTATGCCGTCTTCTAACTCCTCACCTACTCGACCATCAGCGGGGATTGGATATTCTTCTTCGTCTACGTCAAGGGTAATGAACATCTTAACTCTTATCATTAGCCATTACCTCTTCAATCAACTTGTCCAGATACCACTGTGCTTTCTTCAAGTCTTCTAGTGGTTTGTCTTTGTAGTCAAAACGCCATAGGTATTTCATAATGTTGCCTTGCAGGTAGTACTTGAACCCATCACCAGTGGCAGCAGAGATAGCATGAATACACTCAATGCCTGTCTGGTTATAATGAGGTGGACTATTTACCATATCAACAGAATCTGCTGAAGGCCACATTTGTTTTGCATCTGATTGTTTATTTGCTTGTGCCATCTTTAACTCCTCTTGTTCCCTCATTAACTTCATAAACTTTTCGTGTCTACTCATGCTGAACCACCTGTCTTTGTGTTAAAGGACAAGTGTACTACGTTACCGTCATAGGTCTTTTCTACACCTGCTTCTTCCTCTAGTTCTACATCAATATTCATCTCCGTGTCAATAACTTTTGTTACATATTCGTGTACAATATTACGTAGTTCTTCGACTTCTTCCATGACAGGTACTGCAGCACACATCATCTTTGCGAAGTGCATGACTTGATAGTAGTCTTCATCATCCATGGGATTGTCTGGCATAGCCATAATAGATATGTCAACTTCACCTGAC